TGATCCGCGACCGGACCGGCGACGGGATCTCGTCGCGCACCTGGTCCGGGTCGGCGTCGGGGTAGGCGTCCTCCGGGGTCTCCCACTCGGGGAGGTTGGCCTGGCGCAGCAGCAGGTTAAGCCGCCGCCAACACGCGCGGCACGCGGGCGAGCGCTCGACCGCGTCACCCGGGTACTGCGGCACGGTGAACGCGTTACCGACGAACCGGGACCGGCAGCCGCCGCAGCGCAGCGCCACCCAGAGTGGCTTGCGGCGGTGGTGCACCCCGGGCGGCGTCAGCAGATGCGCCATCGGCTCCACCTCCAGGGGGGTCGGACTAGGCTCGCCTGGACGTAGAGCGCCCCCGCAGAGGTGCAACTCCCGGGGGCTGGCCGACTACCAAGGAGAGTCGACGTGAACCAGCCTAAACCCGCCGCCGAACAGTGGCGGCCCGTCCTCGGATTCGAGGGCTACTACGAGGTCTCAGACCACGGCCGGGTCCGATCGCTTGCCCGGGAGGTGCGCGCCGGTTACGGGCGGACTCGATGGATGCCGGGCCAGATGCTGCACCCCTGCGTCCACAACCCGTACGGGCACGTCCTGGTGATCCTGTCGGCGGCCGGGCAGCGCAAGACCAGGACGGTTCACCGGCTGGTCCTGGAGGCGTTCGTCGGACCCCGCCCGGACGGTCTGGAGGCCTGCCACGGCCCCGGCGGCGGCGGCGACAACCACCTGACCAACCTCCGCTGGGACACCCACAGCGCGAACGTGCGTGACTCGGTGGCGGACCGGACTCACGTCATGGTCAGCCGACCCGACTGCCCGCGCGGTCACGCGCTGACCGCGCCGAACCTCACGCCGAACATCGCCCGGGACGGGAACCGGAGCTGCTACGCCTGCTCCCTCACCCACGCCTGGGCGTCGCGGCGGCGGCTGCGCTCGTCCGATCCCGAGTGGATCGCCGAGGCCAACCGGCGACACGCCGAGATCCTGCACTTCGGCGAGCCGATCCGGTACAGCAACAGCGGCCGGGTGGAGCGATGGGTGCCGTAGTGGATCTACGGCAACATACCGTATGTGGGTGTGACTTTGACAACGTCGCCGAGGCTCAATGAGGCGATGGCGGTGGTGTCATCGAAGTTGCAAATCATGATCGACTTTTCGGAGCCGTGGGCCAGCAGGTCGCACAGGAAGAACCCGTTGATCGCGGTCGCGTAGGCGGCCCCGGCGGCCGGGAACGACACCTGCCCGGCGGCGGTCTGGCGGCCACCGGATGCGGCGCCGGACCCGGCGCCGGTCGCACCCCAGGACCCGGACGCGACGGGCTGGCGGGCGTAGCTGGTCGGCGCGGCCTCGCCGATCGTGGTGTACGTCGAGAGCACCGTCGCGAACGCGGGCGTCGTGGACGCGCTCCCGCCGGTGGTCCACAGCCCCACGTGGGTCGTGGTGAGGTTGGTGCCGCCCTTCGGGAAGATCGCCAGGATGAGGTCGATGCCCTCGCTAGTGAACGTCTCGGCCATGAGGGATTCCTTCTGGGTGTGAGCGAGGAGGTGCGGTGGAGGCGCCGCCCCCCAGCCGGGGACGCGACAGAAGGTGGAGCCCCCACCGCGAGGGCCCGGCCACGGGCAGGTGCGGCCGGGCGGTACTGCGGGGGTCAGGCCTTGGGCGGCGCGGGCGGCGAGGACGCCGGGGCCTTCTTGGCGACGGGCTTCTCGGCCTCCGCCTCCGCCGGGGGTGCCGGGTGGGCCGCCTTGAGGTTCTCGACGTGCTGCGCGGCCAGGACTTCCTTCTGGTCGGCGTACTCCTTCGCGGCCTCGGAGGCGGGCGTGCCTCCGGCGATGTTCTGGCCGCGCTCGTCGACGTCGTCGGCGACGACCCCGGCGCCGGGCTGGGCCACCGCGAACGCGGACGCGGCCGGGTGCTTCGGGTCGAAGGTGTTCGCGTCGTCGGCGAGGTGGGCCGGGGTGTGCTGGATCGGGGCGTCGTCAGACATGGGGGACCTCCACAGGGGTCGTCGTCGGTGTCGTCATCGCGGCGGGCCGGATCTCCCCGGGGGCCGCCGTGGCCTGCTCGACCGCCGACCGCCGCGCGAACTGCGCGGTGGCGGGCTCGAAGTAGGAGCGGTGGGTGGTCAGGATCGGGTCGTCGTCGAGCACCTCCTGGCCCTCGCCGTAGACGGTCGGCACCCCGCCGTGGAACACGGCGAAACTGGAGGTGCACCGCCACAGCACGTGCGAGTCACGGGGCGGTCGGGGCATCACGGGTCCTCTCGATCAGTGGTTCCAGCTCCGCCGGGACGGGCTCCCGGACGAACGGGCCCAGCGGCCGGTCGACGGCGTGGCGGCGGTCGATGACCAGCGACACCCGCCACCGGGCGGTGTCGTTGATCAGCCAGTGCGGCTCCCAGTGGGCCGCCGGGAACGGCCGCCCCGGGGTCGGGACGAACGTCACCCCGCCGAACGTGACCCGTCCGGCGACCTCGATCGGCACGTGCCAGCGCTGCCACCACGGCCCGGCGTCGCGGTGCGGGGTGATGAACCCGCCCGGGTCGAGCGCCGACAGCCACGCCCCGACGACCGGCTCGAACGCCTCCAGGACGACGGCGAAGTGTTCGGCGTGCCGGTGCCGGTACCCGTCGGAGATCAGCGGGACCCGGCGGTAGCCGTGATGCACGCGGGTGTCGCGGTAGTGCGAGGGCAGCGACCACGCGGCGGGCGGGATCAGCCCCAGCGCGGCCCGCAGCAGCAGCGGATCGATCAGGTCAGGAACGGGCAACGGGCTCGGACGACGCGTCCGACATGACCGCGACCGCGCCGAACACCCCGCCCGTGGTGGCGCCGGAGGTCGTCACGACCAGCCGCAGGTACTGCCGGGCGACGGAGTGCCCGAACTGCAGGATGACGTCGTCGTCGGTGGCGGTGATCGTCGGCAGGGTGCCCTGGATCGAGCCGGAGTCGACGGCGGTCCAGCCGGTCGACCCGTCGGCCGAGTCCTGCAGCGTGACCGCGTGCGACCCGTCGGTGATCGTGCCGGTGGAGATCACGAACAGCACGGTCCGGAAGTCGTTGCCGAAGATCCCGGTGTCGACGGTGGTCCCGTTGGCGGCGCCGTTGGTGCGGGCGACCGAGGGGAGGGCGACCCGTGCGAGGGCCTGGTTGTAAAGGGAATCCCGCACGGGATCGCCCCCTTTCCTCTGAATAGCGCGGAATAGCGGTCAGACGTTCAGCATCTTGAATGCGGCATCGTTCACGGAATCGGCGCCGACCCGGAAGTATGCGTACCATCCGCGCTGGCCGGTCGGTCGCCGAGTCGCCCCAAAGAGGTGGGGAATATATTCGACCGTCGTGCCGATCCGGTCCGCGATCACGTAGCTGGAGAAGTCACCGAAAATGGCGAGGTAGTTCGACGCCAATGCGGTGATCGTGGACGCCATCGCCTCGTTGTAGTAGGCCGGGCGACCCAGCAGCTGGGACGGCACGTTGTTGCCCAGCGTCTCCCACAGGTTGGCCCCGCCCTGGGTGTCGAACCGGCGGACCAGGTTGGCCACGCCCCGGTGCATCAGCCACGACGCGTTCTCCGCGTACCGGGTCGGCAGGCCGGAGTCGAGCGCGTACACGTCGGCCACGGCGAACGCGTCACCGGTGGCCGCCGACACGACCGAACCGGTGCCGGTCAGGGCGGCGACGATCCCGGTCGGCTCGTTGGTGCCGGTGCCGGTGGTGAACGCCACCGACTCCATCCGGTCCTTCTCGAACGCGATCATCCGGCCGAGTTCGCCCGCCACGTTCGTCTCGTCCTGCTGCGCCTCGATCGAGATCGGCACGAACACCGCGCCCTTGTAGACCGGCACGGTGGGCTGCACGAACACCGGGGCGTCGTCCGAGACTTCGGTGGCTTCCTGGTCCCAGGACCCGGTCACCCCGGCGGAGCTGATGCCGGACCACACGTCGCCGGTGGCGGTGACGGTGCGGGCGATCGTGCGGATCGGGTTCCGGGACCCGGCCGCTGTCAAGATCACCGTCGCGTCGAGCTGGAACGGGATCAGGAATCCACCGGCCGCGTCGGTCAGGGACATGGCGCGGGCGTAGGCGGCCGACTCGTGCGCGTCGAGGACGGCGGCGTTGCCGCCCGCCCGGATCAGCTTGCCGAACGCCCGGAGGTAGTCCGGCGAGGACGAGGCGAGGAGCTGCAGGGCGAGGCGGGAGTCGGCCGTGTCGACGTAGTCGACCAGCTCGGTGCACACCTGGCGGACCTTGTCGTTGGCGCCCTGCATCCGCTCGATCGCGTCCCGGGCGCGGCCCCGCAGCTCCGCCGAGCGGGCCTGCGGGCCCTGCCCCATCCGCATCTGGGAGATGTCCCAGGGGTCGCGGAAGGTCGGGGCGTCGCGGATCGAGCGCGGCTGACCGACCGGGTCGTCGTCGGGTTCGGCGGCGGCGTAGGGGGCGGTGGTCTCGGTGCGGCCCTCCTCCAGCGCGCCCCGGATCTCGGCCACGGCGGCGTCGTGCTCCAGGTTCAGCCGGTAGCCGTGGACCTCGCCGAACTCGGTGTAGAGGGCCGCGCTGCGGCGGTAGTCCTCGTCGGTCTTGGTGTCCTTCCCGGAGATGCGTTCGAGTTCCTCCTGGATGGACAGCTCGCGGTTGACGGCCTGCTTATGGGTGAGTGGATCCATGTCGGTTCCTCAGAGGATCGAGACGGCCATGGCCTCGCGGACGGCGACCAGCTGGGCCTGCATCTGCAGGTCGCGGGCGGCCGGGGCGGGGTCGGGGCTGTCGTCGGAAGGGACCGATGGGGGCTCGCTCTCCACGGGCGACGCATCGGGGGCGGACGGGGCCGGGGGCTCGTTCTCCACGAGCGGCGCGGCCGGGGCGTCGGGCTCGGCGGGTGCCGGGTCCGGCGGGTCTTCGGGGGTGTCGGTCTCGTCGGGGTCGGGGGCGCGGTGCCGGTCGCGGGGCGGGTCCAGCAGCAGCGCGCGGGCGACCTCGGCCCGCACGACCGGGTCGTCGAGGGCGGCCATGACGGCGTCGGTGGCGGCGCTGCGGACGCCGACGGACGTCTCGGTGTAGGCGGGCCAGGCCACCGGGCCCAGCTCCAGCAGCCGGACCTCGATCAGGGTCCGCTCCAGGGGGCCCCGGTCGCCCGGGTCGGACAGCAGCCGGGACAGTTCGGCCTGGTCCTTGATGACCTTGCCGGTGCCGTCGCGCCATTCGTCGCGCAGCGGCTCGAACCGGAAGGACATGCCGGTGACGCCGCCGTCGCGGATCGCGTCGCGGATCGGCTGGATCAACCAGTTGTCGGTGAGCCGGGCCCGGACGAACAGGCCCTGGTCGTCCTCGTACAGGTCGCGGATCGCGCCGATGGGGATGGACCCGATGAGGGGGTGGCGGCCGTGGTCGTACTGCAGCATGGGTCGCTTCCCGCCGCGCAGCGAGTTGCGGAACACGCCCCGGCGGAGCCGTTCGGTGAACGTCCCCTCCCAGGAGTCGATCTGGGTGTCGGTGTCGTAGACGGCGGCGTAGCCCTCCATGGTCAGCCCGTCCCCGGCCGCGTCGGGTTCGGTGGCGGTGACCCGGAAGGGGACCTCGCGGACGGGCAGGCGCGCGGTGTCGACCGGCATGCGGACTCCTCCGGATGGGGGTGGGGCTTGCGCGAGAGGGGGTGCGCGGCCGGTTGGGCCGGACGGGCTAGGCGGGCGTCGCCTCGGGCTCGGGTGCGGGCTCGGGCGCGGCCACGGTCCCGGCCGGTTGGAGCTGCACGGAGAACAGCCCGGAGTGCTCCAGCAGGTCCTCGTCCCCGGCGATCAGCGCGGCCCGCGCGGACTCGGGGGTGTGCCCGGAGTCGATGTAGGTCCGCAGGGTCGACGCGCGCTGGGCCTGGATGGCGGTGGCGTCGGTCTCGTCCTCGCGCAGGAACGGCACGCCCCGGGCGTCGTAGTGCAGCCGGGACCCGGCGGGCGGGGGGACGAGCCGGGAGAAGGATCCGGCGCAGTTCTGCCACAGGGGGTGCATGGTGCCGTCGGCGAACCGGCGCCTGGCCTGCGCATAGTTACTGTACGTAGCCGACTCTAAACCCTCTGACAGCCCGACGATGATCGGGGGGACTCCGGCGGCGGCGGCGATCCGCGTCTCCCCGTGCCCCTGAACCGTCTTGAAATCCATTTGCTTGAAATCGGCGCCGATCACCCGGACATCCGCCCCGCCGCCGAGATAGAGCGTCTTATACGCATTCTCGACGCCGCGATGCGACAAATCCATCTTGTCCTTGAATGCCTTGAAAGCCTCCAGGGAAATGTCTTTGTCGAGGCTCACCGACAGATTCGGGGTGGCGGCATTCGCGAAAAAGCGTGACTTGTGCGATCCCATCATCCGATCCGACAGCACTTCGGACACGACCGACGACAGCCACGACTGGCCCCGGTACCAGGCCAGCGGGTCGGGGTCCGGCGCGAAGTGGGCGACCTCGTCGACGGTGAACACCGCCGGGCTCGCCCCGGCGTACCGGCCGCCCTCCCAGTACACGTAGCCGATCCGCCGGGACCCGACCTGCGCGCCCCGGTGCATCCGGGGGGCCAGCGCGATCTCCACCCAGTCCGGGCGCAGCCGCACCAGGTCGCCGCCGATGCGCGCCCAGTAGGAGTTCCCGGTCAGGTCGACGTCCTGGATGGTGCGGGCGAGGAGATCCTGGGTGGTCGACCCCGGCCCCCACGGCGACTCCAGCTGGGCCAGGGTGGCGTTGCCCCACAGCTCGGACGGGCGGCCCTTGCGGAACATCTGGTACTGGAACCGGACGGCGCTGAACACCAGCTGGCGCACGGCGGTGCAGGCGTACACGACGCCGTTGGTGGCGCGGAGCTGGGTGGCGTAGGCCTTGAGGTCGTTGCCGATCGGCTCGACGCTCGTCTCCCCCGGCATCGTCGTCGTCAGCCCGGTGGTGCCGTAGGGGACGCCGCCGAAGCTGAAACTGGTCATCATCTGCGACCAGGACTCCAGCGACAGCGCCGCCCCGGGTGCCTGCCGGGTCAGCGCCCGCAGCAGAGAGGCCATCGTGCTACCCCCCGCCCTCGTCGTCGGTCAGCTCGGACAGGCCCAGCGCGAGCGCGAGCACCCCGGCGCACAGCAGCGCGGCGGCGAGCCCGAGCCAGAGCGCGAACCCGGCGATCAGCAGCGCGGCGCCGAGCAGCGTGGCGGCGGCGGCGAACTGCGCCCGGGTCACGCCCAGTCCGCCCACGGCTCGACCGTGGTCGCCTCGTGCTCCAGCAGGCAGTGATGGGCCAGCGTCGCGGCGACGACGGCCCGGATGTCGGTCGTCGAGCGGCGCCGCGCCCAGGCCCAGGCGCCGTCGCCGATGTCGCGGCGCTGCGCCCCCTCGGCGGCCCGGTTGAGCGCGGGCTGATCCCGGTGCCGGATCTTGCCCTGGACCACGGCGTCGTAGAACTCGCCGCACGCGGCGACATAAGCCCGGCCGGTCACCTCGACCACCCGTAACCCGCGCCCGCGCAGCCCGATCGTCAGCGCCCCGGCCGGGGACGTCGGGTCGAGCGCGAACGCGACCGGCCCGGCCTTGGCGTCCAGCTCGACGCAGCGCTCCACGACCCATTGCAGGCCGCGCCGGTCGTCGTACAGCTCGACGTGGACGAGCCCGTCGCCCCGCCGCGCGGCGAGGACGATCGCCGCCCCGGACCGGTCGTCCGGGACGTCGAGGGCGAACGTGGGGCGCCCGGTGAACTCGGAGCCCTCGTCGGCGGCGTCGCGCCAGGCGTCGCCCGGGATCTCCCCCCCGGCCTCGGACGCCGGGACCGGCCACACCCCGAGGCACTCCCGGGCGAAGTCGACCTCACCCAGGGTGACCCGGTTCCGCTGCAGCGACTCCTCGGTGACCCGGCCCAGCCCGAGCGCCGGGTTGGTCGCGGCCCACGCGGTCCGGTCGTCGAGCAGCCCGGCCCGTTCGTCCGGGGTCATCGCGGCCAGCTCGTCGAGATCCCCGGCCAGGCCCCAGTCGCGGTAGCCCAGCCCGACCCGTTCCCCGGCCTGGGCCCGGGTCCGCAGCGCGAACATCGGTTCCCCGGTCCAGGAGTCCAGCGGCGGCGAGGAGGCGTAGCAGATCTGCGGGTTCGGGCGGGCCATCAGGGTCGGCATGAGCGCCGACTGCTGCGCCCTCGTGAACGCGAAGGCCTCGTCGATGAGCATGCAATCGGTGGAGAACCCCCGCCCGGAGCCCTTCGTCCGCGCCACCATTTTGATCATCGCGCCGGTGTCGAGGCGTTCCAGCGACTCCTCGCCGTTCGCGTTGGTGACCTTGATGTGGACGTCGCCGACGGCGATGACGTTCTCCCGGATCCGCTCACCCAGGTTCAGCACCAGGCGGCGCAGGTCGACGAACGCCCGCATCGAGGTTTTGAACTCGTGCGACGACCAGATGATCAGGTGCTCGGCCCAGGGTGGGGGGGCGAGCAGCCCGAACAGGGCCCGGGCCTGGAACATCGCCGTCTTGCCGTTCTGCCGGGAGCAGATCTCGGCGTACTCGAAACACGCCCAGTGCTCGTCGCCCGGCCGGACCGACAGCATCAGGTCGAGCCCGTCGACCTGCCAGGGCTCCAGGACGAGCCCGGCGAGGGCGGCCAGCTCGGCGGCGTCGGCCCCGAGGCTGTACGCCACCTCCGCCGGGCGGGTCTCAACCCGGGGTTGAACGGCGCCGCGCAGCGATACGGGAGGACAGGTCGGCAACGGCTGCCCCCTTCCCTCGTACCGGTGGCTCGACGGCGGGGGCGAGCGGGGCGAGCAGCTCGGCCAGGACGGCGCGCAGCTCCCGGGCGCAGGCCGAGGGGGTGTTGCCCTGGTCGACGTTCCGGGCCAGGGCGCGGGCGGTCGCGGCCAGGGCCCCGTCGCGCTGCTCGGCCGGGAGCCGGGCCAGGTCGCTCTCGACGGAACGCTGCACCGGGCCGTCCGGGGCGTCGGCCGGGTCGGGCCGGGCCCGCAGCTCCATGATCCGCAGGATCCGGTCGACGGCCCAGCCGTCGCCGTTCATCGCTTTGCGCCAGAGGGCGAGGAGCATCGAATCGAGGCGCCGGTCGTCGAGGTCGTGCACGTCGGGCGGGTCGTCGAGCTTGCGGCGCCCCAGCTCGGTCTTCACCGCGCGGTAGGCGGACCCCCGGTTGGTGTAGCCCACCTCGGCGGCGATCTGGTCGTAGGTGGCGCCGGATGTGCGCATCGTGAGCGCGCGCGCGGCGCGGGACTGCGCCCCGGGGGCGTCCGGGGTGTCGTCGTCGGGATCGTCAGACACGGCGGGCCTCCTCGGGGTGGGGCTCGACGCGGAGGCGGTAGACGGCGTCTCGGGACGGCACGTAGTCGGGGCGGCGCACGAGCCGCAGCGACCGGAACGCGCCGTAGTCGACGTAGTGGTGGACCCGGCCGAAGCGCCAGGTCAGGCGGGCGACGTCGGGGTGTAGCCGGACGAGCATCTCGGACTTGGGTCCGGTGCCCTCACGGGCGTAGAACTCCTCGGTATTGCCCCCGGCCATGGCCTGGGTGGTGATCTTGTTGGCGACGAAGGCGTTGAACTGGACGGTGGCCCACCCGGATTTCAGCATCCGCAGCGACAGGTCGGTGTCCTCGTTGTAGCGGCCCCGCCAGCGCAGGCGTAGATCGTTCCGGATCAGGTTGCAGGAGTAGATCCGGGTGTTGCGGATGAACGGCGGTAGCTTCTGCCGGGCCTTGGTGAACATCAGATAGGCGGGTCCGGCCATCCCCAGGTTCAGGTACCGCAGCGCGAACTCCTCCATGGCGTGGAAGCCGGTGCCGTCGCCGAGGCGGATCTGCTGGTTGCGGTGGGTCCGGGCGAAATACTTGATGTTGTCGTCCATCACCCAGTGCCAGGCGTGACCCTCGGCGAGGGAGTGCTCCCAGATGAAGTTCCGGGCCGGGCCGGGGCCCTTGGACTTGGAGTCGCCCAGGTCGTCGCACGTGTCGTAGGCAGCCTGATACGCCGGGTCGAGGACGAGGAGGCGGTCGGGCGGGAAATGCGCGGCGTACTCGGCGAACTGCGGGGCCTCGACGACGAGCCGGTACGGCACATCCAGCTCGTCGAGCGCGCGCGGGGTGAGCGCGGTCGCCGCCCGCGACTTGGACGGGATGTAGACCGGGAACCGGGGGCGGGGCACGGTCAGGTGTCGCTGACGACGCGGCCGTGCGGGGAGCCGATGTGCCCGTCGTCGGCGGGCCACCACATGGACGTCCGACGCGGCCGGTTGATCGACTCGAAGAAGGCGTCGGCGTCCTCGTGGGTCTGGAAGCGGATCACGACCCGGGCCACGCCCATGAGGTCGCCCTGCTCGAAGTCGGGCATGCCGTCCCACTCGGCGAGCGCATCCTGCATCTCGGCGGCGGACGCGGCTTCGGCCGCCAGCCGGGCCTCGATCTGGTCGAGATCGCCGGGGTCGTAGCCGGTGCCGTCGAGATCCGGCAGGTCGGCGAGCAGCTCGGCCAGCAACCGATCGTCGTAGTCGGCCAGGTCGGCGGTGCGGTTGTCGGCCGCGACGATCCGCGCCGCCTGATCGTCGTCCACGTCCACGGTGACGACCGCGATCGACTCCCAGCCCAGGTCCCGGGCCGCCATCAGGGTGTGATTCCCGGCCAGGACCTCGTTGACCCGGCCGGTGTGCGTCCCGGTGTTGACCACCAGGGGGCGGTACTGCCCGTTGACCGTCAACGAGCGGGCGATCACCGCTGTGTTGCCCCGGCGCGGGTTCCGGTGGTACGTCCGGAGGTCGGCCACCGGCACCTCGGCCGTCGTCAGATCATGGGTCGACCCCGGCATGGCGAACTCCCCTCTCGGTACGGTGACGCCTACGGCCGGGGACAGACCGCAGGACCCGGCTGGGCGCGCGGCGTAGCTCAGAGCGAGCGCGGAGCGGACCGAGGTACGGAGGGGTGGCGTCCTCCCGCCGCGCGCCGCCGCTAGCGTCACGGCGTGCACACCGAGCAGCTCCCCGCCCTCGCCGGACACCACCCCGGCTCCCAGATCGCCCCCGGCCGCAGCTACTGCACCGGCTGCTGGGACGCCACCGCCGTGCTCGACCCCGACGCCGAACGCACCGACGGGCCGGTCGCCGACCTCCCCGGACGACTCCACGAGTTGGCCGCGCAGGCTCAGCACGACCGGCTCACCGCCACCACCGACGCCGACCGCCGCCACGCCGCCGGGCGAGTCATGGGCCTAGACGCCGCCAGGAGCGCATGGGATGCGTTCCGCGTCTATCACGACGCGGTCGCGGCCACGCTGGCTCAGCAAGCGCTACGGGCTCAGGACGGGGGCGTCCGATAGCGCTCAGCCCGACAGCGTCACGGTGGAATCGTGCGGCTGCCACGTGGTGTGCGTGACCGGCGCGTGGGGGACGTTGGACCAGAAAACCAGGTAGCCGCCGCACGGCAACTCACAGGACACCGCACCCGGCCGAGCCTGCAACGCGGCCAACGCCGCCGCGTTACGGAGATACGCCGACACGGTCATCCCCGCCGCCGCCGCCGCCTCATCGATCAGAGCCAGCTCGTCGACAGTGAACCGGACCGAAACGATCTCCGAACGCGTGTGCATCGTGACGAGCAGCCTTCCGTGATCCGGTCCATCCAGCGACAGCCGACGCAGGGCGAAACGCCGGAACGAAAATGCAGGCGACCCCAGGAGAGAGAAACGCCTCTGT